CTTCAAAAGTCCATCTAGCTGATAGCTTTCTGGTTTTTGCTTCGACTGTTTGTTTTAAGATCTGGATCGATAATCTCTTTCCAGCGTCCCCTTCTAGTCCAGCCGTAGCCGCACCTTTTGGAGTTGCATCAGTGGCATTACCTGAGTATGCCGCCGCGATCTTGAATGGTGATAGAGCTTCTTCACCAACTTCGTTACCATCAGATGAATCTGCATAACGAACTCTTAATGTGTGGATTTGACCCACTGGTCCTGTCATAGGTTGTACACCAACTATTTCGTTAGCTATAACCGTAGGCATAACCCTTCTGATTACTGGTAGGATAACTCTGTTAAGAGTTGCTACATTACCGGCGCTTGTAGAACCAGCTGTTGCAGTCTCATTCAACCACTTGCGTGTGTTTTCTAGAGTACTTGCCATTACAGCCTTTTTGTTACCGTTTAGGCCTTCTAAAAGAGCAGTTTTGGTATCCTGCCAGCGACTTTCTAGTAGTTCTGACATTGTTTTCTCCTTATTTCAATCCAGCAAGTTTTTGAATACTAATGATATTGTCATTAGTTTCTTGACTTACTCTACTAACTTGTGATTCTTTATTGCCTGTAATTGCTTTTGCCTCTGACTCTGTAAGTGTAGCCTTCTTCTTGGCTGGAGTTTTCCCGTCAATAACTGCCGGTATGTACTTATCAAATGCTTTTTGTAATCCATCTGTCTGTACGTTTTCCAGTAAGTCTACCATAATCTCACGCTGGTCCTTGCTCAAAGGTCCAGTAAGTTCGTGCATTACTTTTTCTCTCTTAGCCGCATCATTAATCTGTTTGATTTCTGCGTCTTTACTCTCGACGATTTTCTTAACTTCTTCAACTTCTGCTTTAGCTTCTGCAACTGCTTTGTCTTTAACATCTACAACTTTCATAAGTTTAGCTGTTTCTGACTTTTCGTTTAAGTAGCTATTAGCATACTCGCCTGCGAAAGTTTCGAAAATTTTGCGACCAAAATCATTTCTACGTGCTGAATCAATATCTTCTTTGAGTTGTGTAATTTCTTTGTTAAGATTCTTACTAACTCCTTCGGATACAATTTTTGCACTTTTCTCAACAAAAGTCTTACGTACTTTTGCAAGATGTTCCTTAGCTTCTCTAACAAGTTTAACTTTAGTTTCAGCTAGGTCTTTTTTATCTTCGTGGAACTCTGCTATTTCTTTAGCTAGAGCCTCTACAACAAATTCCTCTAACTTGCCAAACTTATCTGACATAGTTTTTTGGTCTTCATGTAGTTCACCCACTTCCTTCTTCAACTGTTCAAAAACAAAACCTTTTAACAGATCTGCGTTTTCACGCATAGCAACAGCATACTTGGCTCTTGCTTCTGCTAATTGTTTTCTATCTTCAGCAAATTCGGAAATTTCTTCGCTTAACTTTTCAGTTACCATTTTGTCGATTGCCTCAACCATAGTAGCTTTATCGTGTTCGTACTTTTGTGCGAACTCTTCGCGAAGTTCAGCTGTGACATTCAGTTTGTTTTCAGCAATCTGTGTGTCCCATGCTTTTTGGATGTCGGCTCTGATCTCTTCAGAAATTGCGTTGTTTTCAAAGAGTGATTTCAGTGCTTCCAACATAATGTTTTCTCCTTATTACTGGAGGCCTTTAATTATATTAATTAAAGATTCCTTCAAATAGTTTTGTGCCTTCGCGTCGCCTTGAACTTCACGTGCTAATCTAAGTGCCTGATACCCCCCACGGGCATTTAATAAATGCTCGTAAATTGGTGTTGGGTAGGCACCTGGAGCACTGGGTTGAGCAACTACGTCGACTGTAATAATCTCGTAATCACTAACTTGTCCGGAACCGTCTTCTGTGACGTTTCCACTACCACGTGATGAGACACCTAGTTTAACTCCGCTTTCCAGCATTGTTTTAACTAGGTTGCCCATCGGCGTAGGTAATACTTTTAACTTACCATAACCGTTTGGACCATCCATCCACATTTCTGTGATCATATGGCTTACACGGTCTAAGTTAATGTTAAGTCCTTCTGGGTGATCAACTTCACCTAGAACACTATATCCACCGCTAATCTGGTCATTGAGAGTTTCGACAGCTCTACCAATCTCGGTAACAGGGTAAACACGTTGGTTTGCGTTACGCACACCACCTTGGATACAAATTCCTTTTAGAAAAAGGTCTTTGCCCCCTTTATCGTTTTCAGTAGTCTCGATGACCATCTTCGCTTGGTCGAACGATAGTCTTTCAGTTAAGTTTATATTCACTTTAACTCCTTAACAGTTACGCAAAATTAAGAACCGATAGTCGATTTCTTGTTATCTGCGCCTTCGCCTGATCCTTTTTTCTCAGCACCATGGCCTTTTGAGTCTTTCGACATTGACTTACTTGCTTTTCCACCTGGAACATTCACGTTACCCATGCTGTCCTCTTTTGGTGCATCAGCTTTTCCACCAGTTTCTTCGCCACCTTTGACGATGTTACTAGCGTCTCCGCCCATATCGTTTTTACCAGCTACTGGAGACTTCTTGTTGTCTGCCGCATCATTTTTTGAAGGTTCTGCAACTTTTGTTACATACTCTCTCATTAACTCTGCACTAGACTGAACAGGTTTGTCTGCATTTTCAAATGCTGGTTGCTCAAGCTCGGCTTCCGGAGCAATTACATCAATTGCTTCGTCTTCCTTCTCTTCATCATCTCCGGCTTCCATGTCATCCATGTCATCGCCTTTGTCTTCGTCACCCATGTCGTCATCTTTTTTATCTGACATCATAGCGTCGAATTCAGCTTTAAGATCATCAAGAGCATCTTCTAAGTCAACAACTCTGTCTTCCATGTCTTTGTCGTCAGCGTCGTCTTCTTTATCTTCACCGTCATCTTCGATGTCAGCAATCATATCATCAGCGGCATCGCCACCCATGTCATCATCGCCTTCTGGTGTAATAACTTCTTCGAAGTCTTCGTTTGCTTTTTCGTCTTTAGCGTCTGAATCATCTGAAGCTTCTTCTACTTTGTCTTCATCTTTTTCTTCTGCTTTTTCTTCAACTTTGTCTTCGTCTTTTGCATCAGCTTTTTCTTCAACTTTGTCGTCTGCATCTTCTTTTGATGCTTCGTCAACTGCTTCGTCGTCAGCTTTTGCTTCTTTTTCGTCAACTTTTTCGTCTTCAGATTTTGAAGCTTCATCAACTTCTACGTCTTTAACATCGTCTTCGATTAGACCTTCATATATTGAACGAGATTTCTCAACAACTATTTCGTGAAATAGCTCTTCAGCTCCCGCTTTGTCTTCTGCGATTAACTTTTCTAGCATCGCTTCAAATTTAGATTGATTTGCCATTGTTTTCTCCTTCTCCTGTTGGTTTAGATGGTAAGGCTGTCACTTGTATTTACTATTTTAGAGGAAAAGTGCGTAGATATGTGCCAAAAATCGCCTATTTTACATTAAGATTATAAAATTTGTAAGCGATTTTTGAAATCGTGTATAGTTATGTGTTCAAGGTTGACTAATTGCTGTAAATTATCTGGACAATAATCCTCCAAGTTCACTACTACTCGTATATATCTCTTTTGTGGATTTTTTTGAATTACTATTGCAGTTTGTCTGGCCCAATTACCATGGTATGTAGCTGGGTCTGAAGATTTTTTGTAATTTTCTGTATCTGCATAGATGTTATTCAACAATCCGCCCGATCCCTCAAAGTCAAATCCTAGTATGTATATTGGGTCATTGTCATGTCCTTTGCCATATGTAGCCAACCACAATGCAGTAGGTCCACTGCTCCAACCCAACGATTCTTCAAAAAAGTTGAGTTTGTTCATTTTATCAAATACTTTGTTTGGATTAGTCCATACTTCATGGGTATGTTGCCACTTATGTCTATCAATCTCACTTACCATCTTTGTGTCAACTGCAACAAGATAGTCTGGTTCAAACGTTCTATAGACTGCGTTGCAGGCATATATCTTGCCATGTGGTCTAAGTTTGTTTAGGTCTAAGTGTTGTCTTGATTTGCCATTACCTATTATAAAGGCTGTGGTCATTTAGATTCTCCGTAAAGCGTTTATGCCGGTTCGGCGTTAGCCGCTAGTCCGTACATTTGACGAACAAAGTGCAATTCTTTCTCCTGCTCTTCTTTATGTAGCTCTGATGCTTTACGAATTTTATTGATTTGGCGTAATGTTAATCTTGTTTTACGTGTATCGTCTTTTGTCACAATGGACTGGTCATAGGAAGGATCATACCCCTTCTGTTCACCTGGCTCAAGTGTTTCTTTATCAAAATAAAATAGTTCACGTAATTGCATAATACTATTTATACTCCTGCTGGTGGTGTTGCTCCGCCTCCAGGTGCTCCTCCGCCTGTTGCTGTGTCCGGTGGTGTTGCTGATCCACCATCTACTGGTGCTGGTTCTTCACCTGCCGCAACGTCTTCACCTGCTCCTGCTCCACCTAAGTCTGCACCAATACCTGCGGCACTAACTCCTCCGCCACGTAATTCACCTGCGGCGTCTGTTGGTGGTGGAGTGATGTTTTCATCATTTTCTTCACGCCATAGTCTTTCGTTATCAGCAAGTTCTTCTTCAGTCAAGCCTAAGAAACGTTTTAGTGCAAATCTATTTGATATGTAAGGTATTGCACTCATTTGTGTGTAAGTCGGTACTCTTGCATTATCAATTTCACTTTGTCTGTAAGCGGCAAAGTTTTGTGGTGTTTGGAATCTTAAATCAAACATAGCAGTATCAATGTTGATACCTTTTTCAATCATGTAACGTTTAAATTCTTGATTTACTTCTTCAACTACTAAATTTTGTAGTCTTTCACAGTATGTATTGAATCTTAATTCTTGTATGTATGCAGTTCCAACTCTACCATCTTGAAACTGTGTTGCACCATCATCTGGTCCTGTTGGCAAGTAAGAACTTGGAATACGTAAACCTCTAACAAGTTTGTTAGTAAAGTATTTCAAGTCATCAATCTCACCTAAGTTTGTACCACCTGGTAATGTTTCAACCTTAGATCCTCTTCCTTCTGCTGTTTGTGGAAAGAAGTAATCCTCATTGATTGATAATGGATTGTATGCACTATCAATAACATTTTGTCCGCCACCTGTTGCACTAGGTATACGTCTTTGATGTATATCTGTTTTAACACGTTCTACAAATTGCATAGCCAAGTGTGATGGCATATTACCTACATCAACGTAAAATACTCTACGTTCCGGAGCTCTTTGTACACGATAAATTATAATTGCATCTTCAAGTAATTCTTTTTGTTTGTATACTTTAAATATTGATTCTAATAAACTGTTACCAAAAGGAAAGTTGTTGTCTAATCCTTCTGATAAACTTAGATGCACAACATTCTCAGCATCAACGGCAATCTCTTGCACATCTTTTTGAAATCTTCCGCCTTGCATTCCTTGATTAGGAGCACCAACATAACCACGAACACCACCTTGCATATAACCACTGCCACCACCTGTAACGTTACCTGTTGTTTGATGTGGAGTTGTTGCAACAGCATCTTTGAAATTCAAGTTCATGTTTCTAATGATGTATTGCTCAGGCTTTTTGCCTTGTGATTCGTTTACAATGATACGTGATACGTTTACTGGATCAATGTAAAACCATCTTTTAGTTTCTGGATCTCTAATAAAGAAAGCATCACCATATTTGAAAATGTTACGCATGATACGAAACATCTTGGTTTCAAAGTTTTGTATCTTGCACCATTGTTGTAAGTATAGTTTAAGTGTCTGTACTTCTGAATTCGTTGCTTTTTGTTTGAAGTCAATTATAAAAGGCGTGTTGTTGCTTTTATTTTTTTGTGTTGTAAATTCTGCTAAAATATCAAGTGCGGCATTAACTTCTGAGTCTAAGTCCATTGTGTTGTATTGACCATAACGTTCAACACGATTAGGACTACCTACATATACATCTGGTAGATAAGAAGAATAGTTTGCTTGGGCTGGACCCATGCCTGAACTGCCAGTGCCTCCTAAAGGACTGTAATTGCCAGATCCACCTTCTTCTGTTTTTACCGGATTGAAATATCTTTTCCAACTCATTTATTTTCCTATGCCAAATTGTCAGCAGTATCTCTTGACGTACTTGCTATCTTTCTTAATTCTGCTAACATCATTTGTACACTATTATTTAACTGATCTAGCTTATCTGCGGCACCCTTCTGGCCTTCACCAAAAGCAGTAAAGTTACTTGTCAAGTTTGCTTTGGTTTCTGAATCCATTTTACTGTACTGTTCTTGGTACTCACCTAATTGTTTTGTAAGTTCTGTAAGTGACTTGGACACATTTCGTAAATTGGCTCCGTCCATTTTTTCGATAAAGTTTGCAATACCTTGTAAACCTTCACCAATTGCTTTTAATCCTTGTGCATCAACGTCAGCAAATTCTTTTACATCTTCTGCAAGATCTGATATACTACCCGAACTGCCTCCAAATAAACTTCCTAATGCTTTACTGATACTGTCAAGCACACCGTCTCCTGTGAATGCACTCATTCCTTTGTGTAAACTTGTTAAGGCAGGTCCAACTGCGTGTAATTTGGTTGGATCAACACTTTCAAATTCTCTAATACCATTTGCAAGATTTTCAAAAGCACCAGAACCAACAAAGTTTGCAACAATACCACCTTTGGCAAGATCCATGATTGGACCTGTAAGTTCTTTAAGTCCGCCACCTACAAGTTTAAGTTGGTCTGCATCAAGGTCTTCGAACTTCTTGGCTCCGTCAGCTAGATTGCCTACTGCATTCGTTATGGCATTGATAAGCATGGATATACCACCTGCCGCAACACCTATTCCTGCAAACGCGGCACCAATTGCTAATAGTCCTGGTGACGCCGCCGCGGCTGGTCCTGCCAATGCCGTTAGGGCTAATCCTATTCCGCCTAATACTAATGCAAGTCCTACTCCACCTATAACAAGATATTTGCCGATGTCCTTGAACGCATCAACTATTGGAGATAGTATGCCTCCACTACTTTGTCCTTCTGATGATTGGGATCCTCCTGGATTACTTGGATCTCTTGCTTCTGCTGGCGCACCAAACAATAATTTTTTGATCGGAGCAAATATGTATTTGTCAACTAGTTCTTTAAAGTCTAGTTTGCCAAGGTCAGCCATGAACCCATCTAGGAATGTGTTAAACTTGCCGATGTATTCCTGGATCAAGTCTAACCCTTTGCTGTTCATAAAATCTGTAAATTTGTTTTGTAGCTTACCCATAATCTCTGCAAACTTATCAAATAAGCCACTATCAAGTAATTGATTAAAGATTTTATTTCTTATTTTTTGTATTGCTTCTTCAAAGTTAAGTAAAGCTCTTTGTACATTTTGCTGTGCTTCAAGCTGTTCTGCTCTTGCGTCTGCATCCATGCCTGCAATCTTACCTGCTTTTGCTAAATCCAAGACTGAATCAAAAAGTGTAACACCCATTGTTTTTTGTGTGGCAATGTTTTGACCTTCTACCGCTAATCTTTCCTGTGCCCTTTTCTGACTTTGTTGTAAAATTTTTGTAAACTCATCTTGGTCAATAGCACCAGATGCCAAGTCTTTAGATGCTTGGACAACTTCTGGCATCATTGCCGCAATACTTTCACCCATTTCACTCATCGGTACACCACCACTTGCTACCAACTCAGTGATTCCATCTTTGAATGCTGGTCCTACGTTTCCTAATGCAACAAAAGTTCCTTCAAGATTTTCCTTGATAGCAGGATCAACTGCCGCCAACAAAGCCTGAACTCTTTTGTCATTCATTTGTTCTCTCAATGCTTCAGCGGCCTGTTTTCTTGACATACCTGTAATTTTTGAAAGTCTGTCCAACTGCATTATGTATTGATTTGTACCTGCGGCTAATTGTTTTGCATTTCTGCCTTCAACTCCACCTCTCATCTTTTGCAGTTCTAAGTAATCATTTGTAAATTCTGCAACCTGTTCATTGCTTATACCAAGTGCATTCAAACCTTTAATGTTTGGTTGCATTTCTCTACTTAAATTTGTAAATGCTCTTGCACCTGCTGTTGCTCCTCCAAACAATGCCGCAAGATTGTTAGATCCATCTGATAATGCTCCAGCAAATGTTTCAAGGTTAAATGATGTTTGTGTTGCCATTTTTTGTACTTCAAACAATCCGCCACCAAAGTCAATACCAGCATCACTTAGATTTCTAAATGAATCTATACTCATGTCTATAAAATTGACCAATGATTGTACAGCACCTCCTAGCATAGGTCCAAGTAAAGGTATTGTACTGATCAGTCCTGTGACGTGTTGTGAGAAATCACTGAGCCTATTTCCGCCCATTAATAATTCTTTGCCCAATGCTCCTATTGAAGCACCTGCGTTGGTAAGTCCACCAATAAGCATACCACCAACCCTTGAAGCCATGTTGCCCAATTTTTTGAGTGCGCCTGTTGTATCTTTTCCAGCCTGACCTAGACCTTTTGTTGCTTCAGTGGTTTGTTTTGTTGCTTTTGTTTGGGCCTTATTGGCTCCTATCATGCCCTTGGCATTGGCTCCATCAAAGGCACCCTGAGCTCCACCCGTATTACCGCCCTGCCCAGAAATGGCCTTTAAAAGTAGCTGTAATGTGGCTTCTGAAGCGGCGTTTGACGTAACACCGTCCATTCCTCCGCCTTGATAAGTAACTTGAACCATATATTAAAACCCGATATAACTCCAACTCATAAATATTGCATATGAATACTTTATTATTTATGCGGAGAAAATCATGCCTAATGTAAAACAAACAGGACCTAATCCGTTACACAAATATTTCAGGCAACCTAAAATATATATCAACTTACCAAGTAATGGTAATTGGTATCCGGAAGGTGCTATTGAAAAAACGGAGAACAATGAATATCCAGTGTTTGCTATGACGGCCAAAGATGAACTTGCATTCAAAACACCAGATGCGTTGCTGAATGGACAATCAGTTGTGACTGTTGTACAGAGCTGTGTTCCAAATATCAAAGATGCGTGGAATATGCCAACCATTGATGTAGATGCTTTACTAATCGCAATCAGAATAGCAACATATGGTGAAAAACTTGAAATCAAAACTAAGGTGCCAGTAGCTGGTACTGATAGGGCTTTTGATCTTGATCTAAGAATGCTTTTAGACAAGTATCAGAATGTCTCGTATGATTCAACAATGACAACTGGCAATTTGAAGATGACTTTGAAGCCTCAAACATATAGAGAGTTCACAAGAACTGCTATCAAGACGTTTGAAGAACAAAGGATCAATGCAGTTGTAAATGATCAAGAAATACCAGATGCAGAAAAATTAGAAAAGTTTGCACAGTCATTTAACAAACTAACAAACATTACCATTGACATGGTATCTAATTCTATTGTACAGATTCAAGCTGATGACACAGTGGTTGTTGACAAGAATCACATCGCAGAATTTATTGCCAAAGGTGATAAATCATTCTTTACTGATGTGGTTGATCATTTGTCAGCTCAAAAAGAAAAGTTTGATGTCAAACCTTTCAACATTGAAACCACAGCTGAAGAGCGTGAAGCTGGTGCACCTGAATCATTTGAAGTGCCTATTACGTTTGATCAATCAAATTTTTTCGCGTAAGGATCTTAAGTAGGTCTCTCGAAGAGATCCTAAAAGAAGTTGAAAATTTAGATAACGAGACTAAAAACTTCAAGCTAGAACTTGCAAGACTATGCTGGTATATGCGTGGGGGTGTGACCCTTGACGAAATGTATGCAGTTGGTCCTGAGGATCGAGAGATATTCGCAAAACTTGTAAAAGAAAATCTAGAAACTGCTAAAAAGACAAATATGCCTTTCTTTTAGGCTACTTGTTTTTGTGTAAGTTGTGCCTTAACGGCTTTTTGTAATCCAGCATCACTTATTTGACTTGCTAACGTAGGCAAGTCAATTTGCATTCCTGAACCAAGGTCTTTTCCAGTACCTGCACTTGCACCTGCTTTAGGTGGTTGACTTAATTGACTTTTAACTTGATCACCTATGCCAGCCTTTTTGATTTCATCAGCTAGTCCTGGTACATCAACATCCATTCCTGTTGCTTGTTGTCCTTTGGCTGTGCTTGGTGGCTTAGGTTGTTTGCCGCCTATTGCAGTTTTACCTGCTGTGCCTGGTGGCTTAGGTTGCTTATCACCAATTGCTTTTCCAATGCCGCTCTTAGGAGCATCAACTCCGTCTGCTGGTTTTGTTCCAGGCATCTGTATAACTTTGCCTGTCTTGTCGTCTTTGCCATCTTTGTTAGCATCAACTGGTTTTGCAGTAGCGTCAGTTGCCTTTGGATCTTCACCTGGTTTTGCTGTTGCTCCACCTGGTGTTGGTGCTTTAGGATCTTCTTCTCCTGCGTCTGGTTTTGCCGCTGGTTTCAAAGGTACCTTTGTGTTTGTTGCTATGGTACCGATGGATTCATCTGATAATCCTGCGTCAGATAAAATATTAACAATGGTTCCCATGTCTTTTGGTTTGCCCATCTTGGTCCAAGTCTTCATTAATTTTTCTTTGGTAATTTTGTTAGCTAATTGTTTTGCTCCGCTTTTAACTGCTCCTGCGGCTTTACCTACAGCACCTGAAACTTTTTCTCCTGCTTTGTCCATAGCATCACCAACCTTGTTGGCTCCTGCTTTTGCAAGTGCTTTCATTTTATCTAACACTGGACCTTCTTCTAGGTTGTCTTCTAAGAAATCGTTGTAGTCTTCAACTATGCTGTTGTATTTTTCTATGTCTATTGATTCTTCTTTTGCATCAGCCTTTTTATCGTCAGCTTTTTTATCGTCTGGTTTGACTTCCATGCCTGCTAATGCGCCACCAAGTCCAACTGCCGCCGCGGCTTTTACAACATTTTGAGCCATGTCGTCAACTGCTGTTTCCATTGAACCTTTTACTACTGATGATAAAACCTTATCATATAATTCATCTGAAAGATCATCTGGTAAATTTTCTAAAGCCTTGTCTAGAGCTTCTGTGTATGGATTAGGACTTACAAATACACTTTTTACTCTATAAACAGGATTTCCGTCTGCATCAACACCTTCAATCATTGATTCAACAGTACCTTCATACACAGTTCCGTCTGGTAATGTTTTAGTAACAGTTGACTCCCATGTTTGACCAACTGTAAGGTCCTCTGGTACACCATCAACTTGTATATCATCACCAGTAATAATTTTATCTGAAGCAGATATTCTCGTTCCTAAGAATTCTTTTTGATCTACTGCTCTGTTAAATGCTTGTGCATTTTGTAATGCTTCAATGTCTTCTTCTGTCATACCCGCATCTAACAATTTTTGTGTGTTGTCAGTAATCCATTGGTTGTCTGGAAAGTCTGCTGAATTTATTCCTGCGGCGTTTAATTCTTCTGCATCAAGTTCAGCTACAACTTCTATATCAGTTGTGTCTGCTACATCAGTACCTGATGTATCTGTAGTTTTAGTTATTTCAACATCTGTGCCTTCAATACCAAATTCGTCTTGCATAGAATCAATAGCCTGATTCAAGTTTCCACCATCTTCACCTGCAAGAGAAAATATCTTGTCGTTAACCTGTTTCAATTGACCTTGTAAAACTTCTTTTGCATCTGAATCAAGATCAGGTGAACGCATCAATTCAGCCATTGCACTTCTTGATTGTATAAGTTCTTTGGCCGCATCAGCATCTAGATCAGCCATGCTTGTTGCATCCATGCCGTCAAGTGCCGTTATGTCAATTTCTCCTGAAGCATCATTAATAAATGTGTTTGTGATCTCTGGAGGTAACAACTTGTCTAAAGCATCTCCTAATGCACCTGCCGCCGCACCAATTGCCGCACCTTTTACGGATTTAGCAACTGCTGTTGACAGTTGATCACCTTTCAATGTGTTACTTGCAAGTTTTAAAAAGAAACCAATTGCCGCACCAGATACAACACCACCACTTGCAAATGCAAGTACAGAAGTCATTGCACCAATTACAAATGCCGCTTTGGCTGGATTTTCTTTTGCAAAGCCACCATAACCATCGACAACCTTGAGTATCTTTTGACCCATTGGGTTGCCTTGAAGTTTTGTTTTTAATTCTGCTTTTAGTTTTTCAAATTGTGCGTCAAAGTTTTTTACAGGGCCACTGTTCTGTGCCGCTTTCAATAATTGATCTATCTGTGCTTGTAATTTTTTTGCTTGATCGCCAACAACACCTGCGGCCTTGCCTAGTGCAGTTTTGTTATCGCCACTTTGTACAGCAACCTTTTCTGCGTTTGTAAAGATGCCATCAATTTGTTTGTCAGTAAGTTCTGCTTCAAATAGTGTGTTGATGCTTTCAACTAATGGCCAAACATCCTTTTCCCATTTTCCAATATAAATGCGTTGTGCTTCTGTTAGCTCTTGCCAACCTTCCGCAAGTATTGTTTTTGATTTTAAATTATAAGATGTAACTTCACCTAGTCGCATTAAACTTCCTTACAATAATTTTACTAGTTCTGCTTTTTGTTGTGCATTCAATCCGTCAAGAGCTTTTTGTATGTTTGCCGGAATAGTTGCACCACCTTTTGCCGGAGCCGCCGCTTGATCAGTACCTCCTGCTGGCTTATCACCGCCACCGTATTTTTGTCCTAGTGTTTGCGGAGCGTCAGCATCAGTTCCTGCTTGGGCTTTTCCAAGATCACCTTTGAATGTGTCCTGTGCAGTTTTTTGTAATATATCATCAACCTGTTTAGGAGTAATCTGTCCTTGCAATCCTTTTAGTCTCGTGGTAGAAAGACCTTGTTTTTGCATGAAGTCCTGTAAGGCATTTACAGATGGTGCTTTAGGATTGCCACCTGTTTGTCCCATATATTGACGATATTGAGTGAATATTTCTTTGGCACGTTTGTTTGCGTCAACTTTTCCAGTCATTCCAGCGGCGGTGCCTTTGGCACCCACGGCGCCAGCCACTTTTGCGCCTACTTTACGTGCTATGTTACCTAATGCACTACCACCAGGAGCTTCGTTAACTGCATCTGTGCTTGTTATTTGCGTTATTTTCATGGTTTACTCTCCTGTTACTTTATATTTATACATAATTCATCGACTGTACCCCGTAAATATTGTAATGCCTCAGACGAGATATAATGTTTTTGAGAAAGGCAACTCAGAACCCTTAACACAATGTAGCGATATGCACGAAGCGGATATTGTTATACAACAGTTAAAGGATGCCAATCCACACAAAGAATATGTAGTGGAACCTGTTGTTGTCTACGATAGTGATGCTTTTCGTTATGGACGCGATCCGGAATTGCATTAGTAGTTGAGCTAAAGCTCAACTTTGTTTTCGTTGTCACTCAAACAATTTTATTATATGAAATAAGTTGCGAAGCAACTGCTATCATGTAGATAGTTGAGCCATACTTCGCCCGTCTCCGGGCAAAGCAATGATGCCATCATGTAAGATGAGCTTACCATCTTAACTAAGAAGATTGCATTTCTGCATGGAGGCGGTAACCCGTCAACCCCCTACTTCAGCCTTCGCATAAGTTACGGAATATTAACACACCCTAGTTAAGCAAAGTGTGTTAACATTGTGGTTGCTTTTTCTCAGAGCCACGATCTTTTAATACCTAAGTTAGTATCAACC